GCCATTCGTCTTTCTGGTCAGCCATTTGACTGCTTCTCAGGCTCTGTGTTGGTCGATGATTATCGGCATTCTACTGTCGAAAACATCATCGTTCCTTTTTCTCACGCCAAAGAAATTTGCATGTCAATACCTTGGTTGTATCCTCGTAATGGGTTACAGACCTCGGCTCTCCACACCGCCATGATTTCACCTTATGTGAGTGCTACTGACAATGTTCCTCGTTTCACCTCTACATTGGCTTCCATTCTCTACAACACCTCTCTTACCGCATGTTCCGTGAATTACGTGATTTATGCTCAGTTTGAAGGTCTTGAGTTGTCTATGTACAATGGTGGCAGTTTGTCAGCCCCCACATCTTATCCCGGCTACCTTGCCATGACGAATTCTGTCTGGACCTTAGACACAACTCATTCGTATGGCAAAGGTGATAGAGAAGCCCAGAAGAAGTCAGAAACTGGTGTGATTTCGGGAATTGCTGGGTCTGTTAAGCATATTGCAGATTCAGTTGAATCCCTTGTTCCAAATCCCATCAGTCCTGTTGTCTCTACGATTGCAGGTGTGGTTGGTTCAATTGCTCAGTTTTTTGGGTTTGACAAACCAGCCAACGTCGATGCCACCACGCACGTTGAACCCCGTTTTGGCGACGACATGTTGCCAATCGGGGGACTGGATTCGTCTGTGAAGATGAATGTTGCCCAAGATGTGATAGATGACTTTGACCCATCGATCATGGGAGCTTCCAAGAATGATGCCTCTGTGGCACAGTATGCTTCGCGCTTTGCTGTCGTTGGCAATTTGACAGATCCAGGCACAAGCACCTATCCTGTGGTGCTTGGTTCAATTCCTGTGAACTGTAACAACCAATTTGTCAATGCTGCTGGCACTGTTATCCACAAGCCTCCCCTTTCCATGGCCGCTTCCTTTTTCAACAAATGGCGCGGCGACATTCGTTTCCGCGTTCACTGTCACATGGACATGTTTTCTACTGCCCAGTTAGTGTTTATGGTGAC